TCATGGTTTCCACCCCATTCGGGTACACACCAGGCACGGATCTGTATATTGTCAGAGAGTATCAAGCGGACAAATATGTCAAGGTTGCTCGAAAATATGCGAAGACCATTCGTTCAGGTAAGATTATCACAGACGCTGGGTATGAACGTTTCAGAAGTCTCTGGCAAAGGCTCGAGGAGGCCGTTGCCACAGAAGAGGCTGAGGTGTGGTCTGTGTTGAAGCTGAAAAAAGTCACTATAGCACAGGTGTTGGGTTCCTACATGAGTAAAGTGGAGGACGATAAAGATTTGATTTTAAGAAATTACATGTCTAAGCAGTAAATTTAAACCCAAACTTTTTTGTGATGAGTGTTTTCGCTTCGGCTATACTGGGTCGCGACCAAAGCAACCACCTACTCCAAAAGCCGGGCGTCATTGGGTTATCCCACTTCTCCCGTGTACTCCTTACGCCACGAGGCATCACACCCCCGTGTCTCCTGACGTAAAGCTTCATTCTGTTGGCATCTTTGTGTATTGTGTAATCGGACATTCCACGAGAACCGAAGTCGACTGATTTTCCTCCTGGAAGGGTGACTCTCCACTTTTTCTCCGGTTTCGGACTCCTCCGGAGGTTCACCTTCATTACTGTTGTCTGAGAAATTTCCACGCTAAAGCACATATCAATAAGACAAGGGCACGTCGATTTTTCTTCGGTTCGGCGACTGGTTCCTGTTCTGGTTCGGGCTCTGGTTCAGGCTCCGGTTCGCGTTCTGGTTCACTATATGGTTCCTGGATTCTTGAACGCAACCGGCTAAACATTTATATTGACCATACATTTTTTAACGGTTGCACGTCGGACAGTATTTCTCCGCGCGCTCTCTGTACAGGAGCACAGCGAGGACGACGGCGAGAATGGCGGTTTGTTCACGCTTGAGAGTCTTGTACGAGTAGGCGTAGAAACCGACGACACCGAGAATCGCTGCCTGGTTGAGGGAGATCGGGCTCTTCGGACCGGGCTGGAAACGCTTTTCCATCGTGTCGACATCGGCGACTGGGCTCGGTGCATATCGTTCGCGACCTGCGTACATTGAACCCGGCATATTTGTGTAGTATATTACAGGTAGAGAAAATGTTTCTCACTTGGGTTTTCATGTTCATCATTCTCGCGATTGCCTACGATTACTTCAAATCACCCGTGGACCTATTATATTTTCAGAAACCACTGAGACCTCTCGTGGCTCTTCGAAACGTTTTGTTTGATTTATTTTTGTCGAGACGTTTCTACAAAATACATGATTTTCCGGGCCTATGGTCGGTGCGTGCACATTTCGACGAGATCTGTGAAGAGTACTACCTTCACGAAGCACACGCGAAGAAAACTTGGTTCCACGAAGATGATCCTTGGTTCGAATACAATCCAGATTATTATTTCATGAAAGTAAAAGAGTTTCCAAAGTTACACCGACTACTGAAAAGTATTCCGTGTGTGGAAGACGATGGCATCATAGCCGTGATGGAGAAACCTATGCAATTGCCACCACATCGGGCGGAGACTAATATTCAACTCAGGTATCAACTTGTATTGCAGGGTACGACGAAGAGTATTTTGCACACACCATCCGGTGACTTTACCCAGGACACTCGGGAAGAGATCCTCTTCGATCACGCCCTACAACATTCGGTATCAAACACCGGTTCGGGGCGTCGTGTGGTACTTCTTTTGAACATTAAACGCTTGTGAGCAAACGTCCCAGTCGCGCCTTTTCAGTGGCCTTGTGTGGGAAGACTGTGAGCGTGACGACGTCTTGAACCGTGACCAGTCCGTGGTTTGTATTTTGTTCTTTCGAGACCGATTCCACCTGGCACATATCTACGGGTACCATTTTAACGTGTGCACACGCCTTACTGTAATAGACGGCCAATATAGCTGCATCCCTTTTTGTTTCCCTGTCTACGACGGGTGCACGTGCGACGACGTGTGCACCAGGACAACCAGATGCGTGGAACCACCAGTGTTCGGGGTCCGCGTTCCCACTGATTTGATCGTTCTCTTTTGCGTTCTGTCCCACGTGTATCAATATCCCTGCATTTGAAAGATATTCTAACATCTGATGAGATATTTCACGATGACTCTAAGCATCAGTGATATAATTTTATGTGTAATACAATAATGGTAGCAGCATTTACGGTGACACCAGAAGAAAAAAAACAAGGACGCAGAAATACCTGTGTTAAAGAAGACTTACTTCGTCAGGCGCTTGGTGAATGCCCGGATGATTCTACGACGTGCTTTGCGCTTTCACACAAACTATACGAAACGACAGAGACGGACTTTCTGCCTTCAGGAAAACTGTGCAAGCTTGGGTCAGGGGGGGTTCTCCTCTTGGAGTCTGAACGCGACCGGTACGAAAAAAACTACTGCAACATTGATCCCGAGTCGAGCTTCTGTAAATCGCGAACGCCCACTCAAAACACTGGTGGCTCCGGACCTGCTCAAAAAATACAAGGTGTCGAAACCAAAACTGAGAAGAGTAATGGTGGCGCAGTCGTCGTTTTTTCTGTCATGTCTTCGTCAAGTCTTTTCATAATGTGTATCGCACTGATCATGATGTCTGGAAAATTATTTTAAACGACACGATTCATTCACCAGCAACCCAACTAAAACTGTGTCGCAAAGGCATTACTTTTTTCATATGATTGAAAATGTAGGAGAACATTGTTTCTTATGAAAAGAGTATTTTTATTTTTTTATGAATTCCGTTAGTTACCATACATGACAGACGCCAACCCTGATTGAATTTTCAAGACATTCCAATTCACGGCATACACTCGATGCATGGGGCTACCACCTGTCGGAGAGGTGACATTGAGCTTGATCGTGTCGATGCGGGAGGCGTTGATCGAACCGGACGGTTGCGCGGAGTTCAACTTGGAAGCGAAAGACCAAGTGTAGACCGGAACGTTGTCAAGCTCACCATCCGGAAGCACACTGCAGTGCATTAGCGGTACTATGGTGTGGTGGTAGACGTTCGACATGTTTTCCGTGTGCGGGACTCCATTGACGTACAGAGTTGCAGTTTCGAAGGAGTACTCCTCTGCCCAATTTGAGTCCGTGGACTTTCCGTTGATGAGGTGGAAAGCTCTGCACGGGTGGTTGAAATACGTGAGGTCGAATTCCGTGTCGTTGCTCAACGCGAGTTGGTGCTGGGTCTGGGTGATGAGGAGTTGGTGTTCATTCTTGACGAAGTAATCTCTTTCCGGGGTGTCGAGGAAAATGAAATTTCCGTACACGCGGGGAGTTGCAGATGGAATAAATCCGTCTCGACACTTTACTTTAATTTCCACACTGTGATATTGCATCGCCACGAGGGGGAGGCAACGCGTGAAATCGCCGTTGCCGAAAAAGAACGGGATGAAATAGTGGTCAGCGGAACCCGCAACGACGCCGTTCGCGTTCCCCTTGACGGCGGACGTCGTCACAGCACCTGAAGCGAGGGCCTGATCGGTGTTGTACAGAACGTTGTGCACCCCCTGAATATAAAGGGTGTCGAGGACACACACTTGCTGACCCCCGATCCAGAGAGAGAATTCTGTCGGGTTCGTCGCCGTGGACCCGTGCAAACCGGTGGCACTCGGTACACCCTCGGTGTCAGCCGTAGCGATACCTGGTGCCTCAATCCACACATACGAGAGCAAGTCACCCTTGGAGCTGATCGGGATCGTGACTTCGTTGTTCGCTCCAAAATTCCCGATGTAGTCGATGCGTTCCGCCTTCATAGAAAACGGGCTGTAGCGTTTGTAAGATTGTCTCCAGAAACTAATCTCAGGCTGACCGGTTAAGTGGGTATCGGCGACTCCCCTGCTGACAAGTTCAACCAAAGCGCCACTCATGATTATTACTATAGTCTACACACATAAAAATTTCGGACCATAATTTTTCAAGACAGATGATTGAGTTTCAAGCTCTGACCTGGGAATCGAGGGATGATGAAGATGGATACGGATATCTCATCTCCATTATTGGCAAAACCCATGAAGGAAAGTCGGTGTGTGTGACGACGAATTTCTCTCCATACTTTTTCGTTCGTCTTCCTGATAACTCCACGTCTTCACGAATGGAAATTTTGTCACTCCTGGAAAAAAAGTATCCGGAGTTCGTCGTCGGGCACGAGATGACCGTTGGCAAGTGCATGTGGGGATTTCAGAACAATGAAGAACGATCATTTCTTAAAATAATCTTTAAAAATCTGGAGTGCAAAAAGAAAGTCGATTACTTTTTTAGAAGGCCTGTTTATTTGGGACGTGGACCCACCATGTTTAAGGTGTACGAAGCCAATTTAGATCCTGTCTTGCGTTTTATGCACGACACCGGAATCAAGTCAACTGGGTGGATGCACACCGGTGAGCGATGTGTGCGAGCGCACAAAGCGGACGTCGACATAGATCTGTGGTGCAACGACTGGAAGACGCTCAGACCGGTGGACAAGGATGAGATTGCTCCTTTTGTGGTGGCTTCTGTTGATATTGAGTGTAATTCGAGTACGGGAAAGTTCCCGTCACCGAGGGTGCCCGGGGACGCATGCTTCCAGATTGCGATCACGCTGTGTCACCTGGGGAGTGATGAGCCGTACAAGAAGACGTGTCTTTGTTACAAGGACACCGCGCAGGACCCAGATTCGGGGGACATCGTGAGCTATCCCACTGAGAAGGATTTGTTGGAGGCGTTCACCGAGTACATACAGGAAAACAACGTAGACATCGTCACCGGTTGGAACATATTTGGTTTCGATCTTCAGTATCTCTACCGGAGAGCGGTCATGTTGCAGGCGAGAAAGTTCTTCTACCTCGGACGCTTGAGGGGTCAGATGTCTGAGTTACAGGAAAAGGTTTTGTCATCGAGTGCGTTGGGTGACAATAAACTCCTCCTGTTACCGATGAGCGGTCGATTTGTTTTTGATCTTTTTCAGGAAGTCAAAAAGGGCTATAAGTTGGATAGTTACAGCCTGAACTCTGTCAGTAAATTGTACCTCGGCGACGAGAAGATCGACATGACTCCACACGAGATGTTCAGGCGCTACCGGGAAGGGACCCCACACGAACTCATGGAGGTTGCGAGATACTGCATCAAGGATACTTTATTGCCACATCGATTGATGAAGCGCCTGTGTACGTTGCTAAATCTGCTCGAGATGGGCGGTGCGACGTGGGTTCCCCTGGACTTTCTCGTGACCCGGGGACAGCAAATTAAAGTGTTTTCACAGCTTGCGAAGAAGGCCAAGGAGTTAGGCTTCAAGGTTCCCACGATTTACAAGGACTACAGAACGGAAAAGACTTATTTTGGAAAAGAACAAATCACCATTCCTGAAAATTACCACGGAGCCACGGTGTTGGAGGCACAAACGGGCGCGTATTACAGTCCTATTACCGCATTGGATTTCGCCTCCCTTTATCCATCAATTATGATGGCCCACAATCTGTGTTATTCTACACTTGTGAAGGATCCGGTGTATGCAAACATACCCGGTGTAGAGTACGAGGACTTCGAGGTGGGTGGGGTGACCTGCCGGTTCGCCCAGAACGTGCCAAGCATCTTACCTGAAATTCTCAATGAATTAAAGGCCTTTCGGAAGAAGGCAAAAAAGGACATGGCCGCTGCTTCCGGATTTATGAAGCAGATTTTCGACGGGCGTCAGTTGGCGTACAAAGTGAGCATGAACAGTATGTATGGGTTCACCGGTGTCAAGTCAGGGATCCTCCCGTGTTGTGAAATCGCGAGCACCACGACGGCCAAGGGGAGGAGTATGATTGATCAGACGAAAGATTACGTGGAGAGCCATTTCCCTGGTGCAAAGGTGAGATATGGGGACACAGACTCCGTCATGGTGGAATTCGATTGCGAGGGACGAACCGGTATGGACGCGGTGAAACACAGTTGGGAATTGGGGGAGAGGGCGGCCAAAGAATGCACCCGTTTATTTAAAAAACCGAACGATCTCGAACTGGAAAAGGTTTATTATCCCTATATTCTGTATAGTAAAAAGCGATACGCCGCGAAACTATGGACGAAAGGCAAGGATGGGGAGATGCGCATGGATTACGTCGACGTCAAAGGTCTCAGTCTGGTGAGGAGAGACAACACGCCACATGTAAGGGAGACATGCAAAGAATTACTCAATATCATTTTGGAGAGTAACGACGCGAAGCCAGCGATTGAATTAGCGAGGGAGAGAGCGCTGGAGCTCCTAACCGGTGACGTGCCCCACGATCAATTGATTTTGTCACAGTGCTTGTCTGACACTTACAAAGTAAAAGGTAAATCCGTGAGCATCACGGAAACCGACGAACATGGACGATACTTGAGTGAAGACATAAGCATGGCACACGTGCAGGTTATGAACAGAATGCGAGAGCGCAAGCCTGGTTCGGAGCCACGGAGCGGTGACCGAGTCGCATACATCCTGACGAAAACAGAGGCTGGTCACAGGGCGAAAGCCTTTGAAAAATCAGAAGATCCAAAGTATGTCGCTGAAATGGGCATACCAATCGACTTTCACTACTACTATCTTAATAAATTCTTGAAGCCTGTGGCTGATCTCCTAGAACCCCTGGTGAAAGACGCAAAGGAGGAAATTTTCGGTGAAATCACGAATAGGTACAAGCCACCGAGGTCGAAGCCGAAAAAGAAACAACAAACAACCCTTGAATCGTTATTTAAGAATTACGATACACAAAAGACTAAGAATGGAACAACAGATTCCTAAAAAATTGGTGGATTGCTTTGAGGAGAGCGTGCAAAATTCGGTAAACGACGCGTGTCGTGAATTTGCAGATAGGGTGTGTCGCACGTATGGTCTCAATAAGATGGATGTTATGGCGCTCATCCCCGACGTTCGGACCGGTTCAGGTGGGACGAAGTGTCGAGGTGTGAAAAAGGACGGCGCGTGTTGCACTCGAGAAGGGCAGTACGAGAACTACTGCAAACTGCATCTGTATCAGAAAAAAGCGACTCAACCGGTGTCGGTTCCCAGGGTGCATTCGAACCTCCACACACACGATCCGTCTCTGGGGTTTGTCTGTGGGTGTCCGGAGTGCGAGAAGATGATGAACGACGGGTTTAAAGATTTGGATGACATGTTAGGGTAATGACTACAAAATCGGAACTGCTTTTCGCTTCTATCAATGATTTTTACAGCGACCCCGGTAACCAAGAGACTCTCATGAACGTCCTTCACAAGAGAAACGGAAGCCCTTCGCTTCGTTCTATCGAGTGGTTCATTACAAACTATGCGAGGAAGAACCTAACAAATTACCAGACCAAAGACGGGAAGATTTTCACCGTGCACTGCGCGTACAAGAGCACTTTGAACGGTTTCAGCAAACGTTTTTTTGATCCATTTTGTCGTTCCTCTAAGATATCTTACACGATTCCCGGTACCGAAGTAGAAATTCAGACAACCTTGGCGCAACTGAACTTCATTCGCTGGGTGATCCGGTCCGGTATCTTGACCTACATGGAGAACAATCGCCGAATGCTTTTCAGCAAGTGATCAGGCACTCTCTGTCGAATTCTGTCGGCGAATGTGAAATTTTTCCGGTTTGGTCCGATGACTGGTTCATCCATGGTGGAAACCACTTTCAGTGCATCGTGTTCTGTGAGTGGTGCGTCTGCATCACCCTTCACGTCTTCGATCATTTGTGGGTGGACGGCTAACTTTCCATCTTCGATTTTGAAAACAGAATAGCCGGTGTAGTAAATATTTAATGAATATGTCTGTGTCAGTCCTTCCTCGAGCGTGCATTCGAGCGTCGTCTTATTTCCTTGAAGTGTCGAAAAATCCAAGCTCCCCGACGGTTCCACCACCAATGGATTCATCGAGAAGCTCATAGTGTAGATGTTGCGAATCGGTCTCGACAATTTCTTTTGGAAGGGTACGAGGTATTTGAAGAAGCTGTGGTCTGTGGTGGTGGTGTTGGGTAAACGGTTGCCCTTGACATAGAATTTGGCGTCCTTCATGACTGGCACGAAGAATGTGTTGATTTCGTCAAAGTCGTCAGCCTTGGAAAAGTTGTATCGGTTATGACAGAAGAATTTACCTTCATCCGTCTCCGATGGATCTTTTATGATACTTTCCTGTTCGAATCTCTTGTCCCTGAAGAACCAGTGTATCGCTTTAGTGGGAATATTTGGGACCAGTTGTTGTGTGATTGTTGTGTCACCCACGATTGTATCTGTCACCGGATGTTTGTTGACGACTTCTGTGATGAAGGTCTGTGGTATTTTTTGAAGGTACAACCTCTCTTCCCTGGTCACAGTGATTTCCTCGGTGATTACATTAAATTCCGGAAGGGACAACACTTGTGAATCTGCGTCACAAAAGTACTGTTGTGGAAAGAACTCGAATTCTATGATGAGTTTTTGTCTGTAACAGGAACACAGCGGAAAAAAGGGTCTATTTGGGTCGTTGCCACTGTATTCATCGGTAGCGTATTTACGACTGAAGAACATGTTGATCGGTATGAGAATTTCCGATTCGTATGCACTCACGACATCATTTTCATTTAGTTCGGTGGAATCGAAAGCTAAACTCCGGTTGACCATGAATCGATTCGCGACCTTCTCACTGGTCTCTAAGTAAAGCTCATCGTTGATGATACCCCAATCGGCGTGATATTTCTCAAGAATGGTTTCATCTATTCGCATTGTGACCGATTTAAGGATGTGTCTACCGATTTGGTCTGTGTAATTCTTCCCCCCTGTTAAACCTGGGAGCGTGATTGCCACCCACATGTTCGACAAGAGGTCACCCCTGTCTTGTGGACGAAACTCCATCTTGAGGGTCTCCCCAAATGGCCAAGTTTCCTTTCCACCTGGATTCTTCACCGGTGTGCTCCGATGATACTTTGAAAATTCAGAATGTCGTTTACTTTCATAAAAGAATTGGGAATCTTGCGGTTTTTTCGACAGGAGGTAAGGTTCCTGTGCTCCAATGGCATCGATGCAAATTCGAGCTCCCTCACCACCGGCCATATCTATTGTTCATGCACAAAAAAATCGTGTGATAATTACAATAAACTTTCTAGCCACATTTCACGGGGTTTCTTGTTCTTGAGTTCCGTGTACTCTCGTTGCGCTTCTTTCGTCTGTTCCAAGAGTGACTTGATTGCTTCCTCGGTGTACTGCCAAGTCTTAATGTCGAGCAGGTAATTGTAGTTTCCATCAACCACGGGAAATAACTTTGAAATATCTTCTTCCAGATCTTTTCGTTTCCTCTTGAACACCCTTATGTGGTCATTCACCACACCCCACACGAACTGTGCCTTGTGGCTACACACGAGAGCCTTTGCTTGTAATTTTTCCAAAAGATGTTTCTTCCTCTTTTCGAAATATTCCATTCTTATGTCAACATAATCTGACAATATTTGATTTGGTGTATTGTATCTTTTAATGCCGGAGGGGTGGAACAAATGCATGTTGGATGTCTTGAAAGTTTCCGACAGCTTGAAGTCCTTCACCGGTTCAGACCCGGTGTAGCCAACGATCTTGAAATGTACTTTTTCAGTTGTGGAATTATTGACGTAGTTGGAAATGAGTTTATCATCCACAAGTTTGTCCAAATGTTCTTTGAAATCCTGTATCCACCTCCCCGGTGGCAGTTCGGTGATGACACCATTCTCGAATATACCTGTGGTGACCCACGTCTGTTCGTCCACCTGTTCAACGGCGCCTTGAAAATTTTTAAACCATGGCTGCATGTCCTTTACCGGTGCACCGATCAAAATTCTTTTGATATTGTCTCTGACATCTTTTGGGTTATAAGGTGGAATACTGGAAGAAAATCCAGTGCCAATACCCTTCGAGCCGTTGACAAGTACCATGCACGTGGTGGGCACGAAGAATTCCGGTTCAACTTTTTTCCCGTCATCCTGCAAATAGTTTAATATTGCGTCATCCCTCGCGTCGAATATTTGTCTTGTCTCCGGAGATAACTTTGTGAATATGTACCTCGGTTGGGACGCGTCCTTACCACCCATGAGGCGTGTACCAAACTGACCACAGGGTTCCAGGACGTTGATGTTGTTCGAACCGGTGAAATCCTGTGCCAACTTGATGATTGTCTCAGCGAGGCTCACTTCCCCGTGGTGGTACGCGGTCTTCTCACTGACATAGGAAGCGAGTTGGGCAACCTTCATTTCCTGTGTCAGGTTTCTGACAAAGCATGCGTAGAGAACCTTTCTCTGTGAGGGTTTCAAACCATCTGCCACGTGTGCGACACTCCTCCGTAAGTCAGCGATAGAAAAGTTGACCAAATCCTTGTGGACGAAATCTGTGATCGAGATGTTTTTTATTTTTCCATAATCGATCTCATTTCCGGAGTTTTTTGTTTTTTCCTGAATTAATATTTTACGATCATCGGCGAGCCTCTTGTCGAACGCGAGTTTCATCGAGGTATCTGCTTCTTCGTCCATTTCAAAGGCCACGGTGAGCTTCTCAATCTCCGTGAAATATTCCCTCGCTTCGGCACTTGTGGAGGTGCCGAGACCCTTATAATACTTGACTTTCAGATTGTCTGAACCATTCTTTTCCCACCAAGTTCGAAATGATGATAGATTGTAAAAATGTTTTCCAGAAACTTTCACAACCGGTGTGATCATACTCACAACAAAATTCAATTTGAGGAGCGATGGCCACATGACGTGTATGAGATTCAGTATGAGACCCTTGATATGTGTACCATCGTCATCTGCATCCGTCATGATCATGAGTCTGGAGTACCTGAGTTCACTTAAATTTGTATACACTTTACCCTGTTGTAGACCCAAAATTTTCTTGATGTTTTGGAATTCAGCATTCCCCGAGATTTGATTGACTGATGCGTCTCTGACGTTAAGGACTTTACCGCGGAGAGGGAACACGCCGTAGTAGTCTCGACCGACCACACTCAAACCGGCGATCGCCAGAGATTTTGCCGAGTCCCCCTCCGTGAGAATGAGGGTGCACTTGTGGGACTGTGCGGTTCCAGCCTTGTTTGCGTCGTCCAGTTTGGGTATACCGGTGATTTTGGATTTCCTCGCCGACCCATCCGTCTTGGCCAAGAGTTTCATCTCCTTGAATTTCGATAGAGACAAAAGTTCATCTTGGATGCCAGTCTTGAGAACATTTTTGAAGAAGGTTTTAGTCGGTGGTTCAAATGTCGATCCGAACGTCACCGGTTTGGACGTGCACTCGTTTTTTATCTGTGAGGAAAAGGTTGGATTTTCCAGCGTGCTCTTCACAAACAACATAAAACTGTTTTTTACTTGTGTCGCTGTCAACTTGATTTTCGACTTCATCTCATCCATCAGTCCCTGGGCGATGAGATTTGCCACAGACTCGACGTGGGTTCCTCCTTTCGTCGTGCAAATACCGTTGACAAAACTGACGTGCGTGAACCCCTCACCGGAAGCGCCCACGCAGACCGACCAGCGAGGTGTCTCCACGCAACACGCGTTTTCCAGTCCGTGCATTTTGGCAAACGCTTCCAAGTCCACCCGTGCGAGAGCTTCGCCGTTGAACTTGACTTTACACTTCGGTGACGTGCATACGTTCGCATCCCAGACTCTCTTGTGAATAAGTTTATGAAAATCTGTTTCCATATGGGACATGCCAAACTTTTCCCAATCCGGTGTAAACGTGACGGAGACCAGAGACGTCGCGCCGGCATACGGTTTAATCGTCGGTTTTTCACACACTTTCATATTATTTTTCCACACTTGAGAATAAATTAATTTGTTGACTGGATCTTTTATTTTTATTTTGAACTGTCTGGAGAAAACATTTGTCAGTTTGGCGCCGTAGCCGTTCCTGCCACCAACGAGTCTTTTTTCCGTGTCATCATAGTTTGTGGATGTCAGCAGGTGACCAAAGACGAGTTCCGGGCAGAAAATCCCCTCCTTTTCGTGCATTTCGACCGCGATCCCACCGAGGGGTCCATTGTTTTCGACACAGACTTCACCAGCATCGCTCACGGTCACGCCAATGGAGTTGACGAGCGTTGGATGTTCAGCGTTCCTGTCCAGAGCGTTGACGAGGATTTCGTCGAATATTTTCAGCAGGGCCGGAGAATAGGTGACGATCTCTCGCGTGAAACGGGTGCCTTCCTTGTCGACTACCCACAGCTCTTCGGAGGTTTTGTCAACGCCACCGACGTATGAATCCGGACGTTTCAGGATGTGTTCGCAGTGGGTGAGTTTATGCACTTTCGAGCTCATGTCGTACGAAGTACGAGTAGCGTACACGCAGAAGTTCGAGCCACGATCTGAACTCTGCGTCCGTCCACCCGGTTGGGAGTGCCTGTTTGAATTTTAAAGCACCTATTTCTCTCTGACGTAGTTGTTTCATACTGACTTTTATTTTCCGCCAAAAGCATTCCCCGCATAGTTTAGTCCATCTACCATTAAGTCTTTTCCAGTACCAGAACGACGTCATGTTCATATTGTAGTCTGTCCAAGTCTTATCGATGTGTTGTTCAAAAATCACCATTTCTAAGGGATGCACGTCAGTGTATCTCAAATTCACAGGGGCGCAACAAAAGTGACAGGAGTCCCATTGAATCTTCATTCATGTATATGTGTCCAAAACTTTAACTTAAAGACGGGTGCAAAAATAGTTGCGACATTTTTTCGAACATGTAAATAAAATCTCGGCGTATTTCATACAGTCAAGTCATGGCCGTCATGATAGTAGGTGCGGTCGTCATCGTACTGATCTTGATCGTCGTCGCGTTCATGTTTTTGGGTTCAGGTGATTCATCCGGCCCGGTCGAAATAGATATTCCGAAAACTGATGAGGAGAAAACGGAGCAGATGCTAAATGAAGCTTCTCAGGGGGCTGGTACAGGTGTGGAAGTCGAGCTTGAAGAGGAAATTGTACCTCAGGAAGAAGAAGTCGTCGCGACTGAAGAAATTCCGGAAGACGAACCGGATATCGATCCGAAATCTATAGATAGTCTGGTTGCTCACTACACAGGCGAATCTTTTGACGAAGACGAAAACGTCTGGAAAGACGTGAGTGGCAAAGATAATCACGCCGATGAAATCTTGGGTTATCCCGAGGTTGTGGAAGAGGACGGTCTTAAATACGTTCTCGGGGGGCCAAAGAAGGGCGTGCGTTTCCCGGTGGCCGCGATGACGACGGGTAAGAAGCACACGTATATCGCGGTTGTGAAGTTTAACAAAGAAGATGGTGGCGGGCGTATGTTTGATGGGTACGGAAATGGGGCGAATTACTTGAATGGCCACTGGGTGTGGCCGTGGGAAGCGAAGGGTGGTTCTCAGAAAGGATCTTTGGCGGGTGCGCATCGCGGTCCAGGGTGGATCTCAAACAATTGGCCACCTCAAAAAGCGGATGAGTGGGCCGTCATCACCGATCAAAAGCTTTCCTACAGGCTCAATGGCGTTCAGCAATCTGGTCTCGTCGCAGATGAGGGCGTCGTTCCGACGCAGATGAGTTTGAACTACGGCGATTACACGAATAGTGTGTGGGCAAAGGCTGGTCACTGGTGGGCACAGCAGAATCCGGATTGGAGCGCGGGTGAAGTTTTATTTTTCAACGATGTTCTCGATAAGGACACGATTCGCAAATTGGAGACGTTCTTGATGAAAAAGTACAAGATACCTCGCCGTAAACGAGTCATCGTTCATCAATTGAATTCTCTCCGCTGGGAAAAGGGGACGAACGCGTGGGCACAAACCTGGGACGACTGCAGTGGTGGAGGTACGTGTGCCGACCAATTTAAAGCGCTGGACAAAATTGGGTTTAGCTGTGGTGACGAGGGTGCAGCTAATTTCATGACATTCCACAGACATCACAGAGATCATGCAGAGACCGGTGGAAATGGGCGATTTTGGTATTACAGTACTTGCACGCAGGGCTTGTTGCCAGGGGTGAAGGAAAAGAAGACCGATACGATTAACGTGAGTGACAGCTCAGGCATGGCTGATAAATTCCGGAAACTCGACATGTCGTGTCGAAACAATCCGATCGCTTCGGCGCAGTGGGAAAATGTTGGTGGCGATCGTATGCGTATAAACTATACATGCAGTAACTCGCCTGTAAATAAGCAGTCTTGTGAACAGATTACGGCGAAGGCTGGTGGTACGCCTGAGATTCACCCGACCTGGGGATCAGCGAACGATTACCAAAACGTGCGCAATAATGAAAGAGACCCGAACAAGGGTCCGATTACTGCACTAGATTTGCAATGGCTTGATTGTGGACACAACAAGGTCCTCACGGAAGTTAAATATGGTGAGAATGAAGAGGGTATGATGCGACTGAAGGGTATGTGTTGCGCACTTGAAGATGAGTAAAGTAAATATAAAGATGAGATGCGTATAAAATGTAAACAACGATGGAACATTTTAAATCAATCCTCCAAGCTCGCCAATATTCCCCATCGACGATTCACACATATGTGAAGGCGGTGAGGCGCAGTGGAATTAATCTTCACGACAAGCGAGCGGTTCACCGGTACGTGTGCGACACCAATGTGAACGACGATTCCCACGGGGAGACGTATCGAGCTATGTTGGCGTACGATCGATTTTTGAGAAACGTTTCCCTCCCCGGTGGCTCCCACAAACACGCGTCTACGATGACCTACAAAGAGGCGTGTTTGTCACAAAAATCTCGCGCCGACGTGGCCCGGGTGTACTGGTTGATCGTGCGCCGTAACTACAAGCCTAACACTGCAATGGCCTATGTCCGTTGCGCTCGTTCTCAATCGGCGGAATCCGATCGTCACGGAAACGTCTACCGAGCTCGAATGGCCCTCAAAGATTTCGATGAAAAAATTCACCCGAAAATTTCTGATCGAGTGATTCGCGAGTACTACAATCGTTTGACTGTGTAAAAAATATCAGCATACATCAGATGTTCCAGTACCTCCTTTTGGCGTGTTTCGTCGCCCTTTTGGTGTCAGGTAATTACCGGAGAGGTAAGGTGAACACGTACACGATCCTCATACGTCAGAGTGCTCGATACGCGACTGCGGCGCAACAGGACGCGTCCCCGCTCGTCGCTGTGTTGCACGCCAACTATGCGGCCGCTTATTTTTACGCCCTCAAAGACATTGCGAGTGAGAGTGAGATCCACAACGCCACCGGTGTGGACGTGAAAAAGTTCCGCGAGCACATCACCGGTGTTCAAGATCAAGTCACGCGGCGGGTGAACGAGGCGTGTCCGGCCTTTGCCGGTCAAGTCGATCTCTATTTATCTACGATTGCTGGGGAGACGTGAGATAAAGGTGTGACGCGAATGGTAATTACAAAATGATCCCTGTCGTGCGAGATGAAATTTGGAATTCATGTCTCAAGCAGGCTTGTTCTATATTAAAAAAAAGTGACCCAGATGATGAGAAATGTATACAATTTGCAAATGCATCTTGGCGTTTGAAGAGGCGTTATCAGCAATATCATTCATGCAGACGCACAATTTTAAAAAAATAATATATTAGTCTTGTATATAGTAATCATGCTTGATCAAGAAAATCTCCGTCCGGTGATTGTGGCGATGGCTCTTTACATCGCCATCAGCACGTTAGTTCCACCGTTGGTCAAGAAGCCCACCGGTTTGAAAGCCCTCGACGACCTCACCATGATGATTATTTCGCAGCGCAGTCAGATGATGAGTGGAACCATCCTCATTGGCTTGATTGTTTTCGCGACCAACTACATTGTCTCTGAAATTCTTGTGTAACGTTTTCACCACAAACCATCTGTCGAGTGTGTGTTCCATCCATGAAGGTGATTTTCTTTTCATAGCACTCAGTCATGTATTCCAGAAGGTGATCAAAGGAGGGATTTCCCCACTCCATCCCTTTTTGAAATAAAAAGTCATCCTCTGTGACGACCCCCTTCGTGCATGGAATCATGTAGGGTGTGTGGATGTACTCGGTGCTCCCCCCGTAACCGGTGGTGATGACTGGTTTATCACGGATGGCGGCTTCCACCTGACCCATCCCGACACCTTCTGACTTACTGAATGACACGTAGACGTCCCCCATGGTGTGAATGTCCTCCATCTCACTATCCGGTAGTAGACCATTAATTACTTTGACCCTCGGAATGTTTGGTTGCCAGTGTTTGAAGTGAGTTGCTTTGATTAGCAGTCGTGTGTCTTCCTTGTTGAGTCGGATAAACGCTTCGATGATTTTGTTCACCTGTTTTCTCCCATCGAATACATTTCCAATATGGTAGAAAGTGTAAGGTCTTTTCTTCACCGGTATGTGTGCGTGTATGACAAAGAATTCATTTTCAGGAAATTGCTTTGACAGTATTTGTTTACAGAACGTGCTCGGCACGGCAATTTTTCGGAACTCTTTGAAGATGAGACCGTAGTCTTCGTGGACTGTTTCGGTTTCACAGACGGTCATGATCGTGATCCTGTTGGCGACATTTTTGATTTTCTGGCAGAATTCTGTGACCCCAGGAAATGGTATGATGAAGGCGAAGATTTCTTCACACTTTTCCGGTAATTCTCGATTGACGTTATTGAGTTCAATATATTTTGAATCAGGAAACAACTCCATATATTTCATACAGTGCTGACCTATCCCTGACAGAGGGGTGGGTCCTATAAACAACATGTGTGTATGTTTAGGAGTAAAATATCTTTTCTTTTAATATAGTATATATAAGATATGGATGCTCTTAAGACAGAAATTCAGGTCGCGTCTTCGAAGAAGAGCGTCGACTCTGGTATGTGTGATTTGTTGTTGAAGGTTTTAAATGAAATTGAAAAGCGCCCCGTTGAAAGCGCTAACGCGGTCACCCCTGCTCGTGGTCCGAGAGGGGAACCTGGACCACGTGGCCCGGAAGGCCCGCAGGGTCCTGCGGGTGTGTGTCTGTGCAAGTGCACGGCGACTCCAACAGAAGAGAAGAAGATTGTTCGCAAAAAGAAGGTGACGACTCCGGCTGAGTAAGCATTTCGTACACAGTATCATAAAGAATTGTCAGGAGTGCAAATTGATACGACAAGAATCCAATCAGAACATCGCTTTGACTAAGACTATATTCTGGAAATTCGTGGTTCCACCACGATTCAAAAATTGCAACCCCAACCGGAATGGTAATCTGTTTTTGAATCGAGTTCGAATTTTCGATATGATCGACGTGATTTATCAGGAGATTTAGGTAGGCGTACGAACCGGCGACTCCCAAAGCGGTCGAGACGCCCGTCAACGGGTCACCGGTTAAGGTGTTACATGTGACGAGGGCTGTACCTGCTATGAGAGTATTCTTTCGCAACCTTGTTTTCAATTTTATATATTGTTGAGGTGTCTGAGAACATGTGACGTTCATTTATAATTTGTTTTGAAAAAAATACTTGGATATTACAAACAGATGAACGTGAATTTGGAGGCATTACTTCGTGGGCTTGGGCTTTTCCTGGGCGTGTACTTTACGACTGGGTGGTCTTTAAAATCACCACCAATGTGGGACACCGTGCTCATGATCATGTGCGTGTGTGCTGGCATGGCGAGTTCATTTACTTCAGGTAAGGCGAGTCCACAAGCGAATTTGAAAGCCAACTTGAAGCCTTCGGTTTTGCGATAGTAGTTTGACATTACAGCAGGATGTTTAGGTCTACACCCCCTTTTGTTGCAATTGGATATCTGATACCTGGTTGCAATCTTGAATGGAGTATCATCAGATTTGCAATATTTTTCACAAAAAACGAATTATATATATGGCGATGTAGACTTCTTTGGGTTTCATCCGGTTTGGAAAAATTGGGTGGGGCGGGTGATTCTTCCGAGTCAGAAGACATGCAGACCCGCCCCGTCTCTTCATCTGAACTGACGCGGACTGTGTCGAACACACTATGTCGTCTTCTTCGATTTTTCATGTCTTTCGTTTGCAGTCTCTCAAAATATTTTTGTGCATGGCTCGCGACTTGGGTAGCTGTCCTTGTGTACACGTGCTCGACTGCGATCTGCTTCCAATTTCCCTTACCACACCGATTGAGTCCTTCGATGAATCTCTCGTGTTCTTCCCTCGTCCACATGTTTGGTCTTTTCTTCTCCTTAGTTGCGTTCATGGCGACGACGTGCGCGCGTGTTGAAGTGGCGATCTCAAACTTAAAGACGTGACGTTAGAATATCTCACAATGACGTACCAAAGATACGCAATTTTGTGGATTTTACCTTACGCCGTTATCTTGTCGATACCGGAGTTGATTATGGACTTGATTGCTACTTCGAGGAATTTCGTAAACACGATCCACGAAGAAGCTACCCTTTTGTACGACGACTACCTCGACGACGCGTCAGAAACCGACGCGACTGTGACGTCCGACGCGGAAAGCTACACCGTTCGTGAAAACGACGTCGAGAAAGAAGACTGAATGTTATATACTAAAGAGTGGATAATCGCCTTCTGTATTGCGACACAACCCCTGCCGAACGACGTGCAGGAGAAGATCTTCGGACAAGTGTGTGAAGAATATCATCCTCCCACACCGGCGCGTCCCGTAAAACAGAGATGACCTGGTTGGATTTACTGCTTGTGATCCGTCGCATTTTCTCACACGACGACGACGCGGTGAACGAACTCGTCTTTGCGTCGATCTCGAATCGACTTAAGAACTAAAACCCTGTAATATTTAAGTGCACGCATGGTACGAACATTTTTTCAAGGAGTTTTAAATCTCCTAGCCCCTCTACCTGAACCACCACCAAAAACCAATACAAAACCGTATTTTAAGACTAAAATGGTTTTGGCGAAAAACATTGAAAGTGGTGAAAATGTTTGGCTCGAGATGCCGGTAAACCAAGTCGATCTCCGAACACGACGAACCAACGCGTCAGAGATCGATGGCTTCTCTTTTCGAACTCATGAATACGATCGATGAACACAGTGATAACATGACAGACGCGGCCTATCGCGACATCTGTGAATCCACGCTTCACGCGTGGAAACAACTGCAACTTCAACCGGTCAAGACGGAAGCCCCCCCTGGAGGTTTGCACTACGGAACGTCCTTGTCACCGACTTCTTCTTCACGTGCTCTGAATAAGAGTCTCGAGCTCGTGAACAAGAAAATTCAAAACCATATTGAAAGTGTAGTAGCGTTTGATGTTACCCCTGAAGCCGAGGCCTACTTGCGCCAAGAGATACACACGCTGCAAGACCACCGCGACGCGCTTATTGCGATGTTGGGGGGTAAGTAACCTTGCACCACCACTCGTTCAATCCCGCGAATTCGAAACCAATGTGAATAAAAGCCCCTGCGAGCAAGATAGAAGTCACGTGACCCGTGACCTTCCTGAACATGTAATATAGAGCTACGTTCATAAGAGCGATCACGAACGCTTCGGTCAAGATCGTCGTCGTGGATCTCATATATGTTTCAAAAAGATATTTTTTTTGAATTTGAATTTTAAAATTTGAACGTTTTGAACACTGACGTGAAATGGTGGTTCATGACTCGTCCGGAGATTGGGCGGGAAAATAATCAGCCTTATCCTCGAACACGCTGTCATGGATCGTACGTCACTTCGACGCACGCGCACCGTCATGCTTCTCACCGTGAACGATGCAAAAATGAAACACACGAAAGACCTCCTGCACGAGACAGCTGGAACTTTCTTTGACATCCGTGAACACATAACAGAGGGTCAATACGTGTCGACAATGAACGCGATCAGTGAGTTGGAGAAGCGTTTGAAAAAGTCTGAGGATGCTCGACGACTCTTGTTTTACACTCAATACCACCCTATGAGTGTTGACGACATCAACGTCGAGAGTGGACAAGAAGTGACTTCGGATTCTTCTGTTTTGGTAATTGATGGTCGTAACATGACTCCAGACCAAGCGAAGGAACGCATGGTGATGGATCTCATGTCACTTGGCCGCTGGAGGCAATGGTTTGAAGCATCTTTGAAGAAAGTCAAACCAATCCGGAGATTTACTGAGAAGACAAAATTGCGTGCATATGATATGATATGTTTACAAGATAACATAGACAGATCTTCCGTGACGACGTACGAGAGTATCCGACGTCAAAGTCATCGTCTCCGGGAAATAGATGAAAAGACGTTCCGGAATAACTTCAAACATGCCTATAATATGAGGGTGGACCGCAAGACGCGTGAGCTAAAAAGATTCGTGGAGTTATTCAAGTTTAAGGAGGAAGCATTAAAGAAGATGCTCGTCATGTAATGTAATACTACTACAATGCAACTTTCATACGTCTCGTGGGACACCGAAACTTCAGGTAAATGTAAACTATATTCCAAACCGACGAAGGATACTTTGTGGGGATGGGACACGTGTCGGATAGTTTCTATCGCCGCTATTCGTTACCGCAACGGTCGTGAGGACGGGCATTTCTATCGAGTTGTGTACCCGGACGATTTCACAGTTGGTGCCACAGAGATACATGGCATCACACACGAATATGCTCAGAAATTTGGTGTGAGTTTCAAGCAAGTCTTCGATGATTTCCGAGCTTTCGTGGGTAACGATCTTCTCGTGGCTCATAACAGTACCTTTGACGAAAATACCTTGCATCAAGAGCTCATTCGCAGAAATCTTGACACATCCTTCATGGTGACGCGCAAATTCGTGTGCACGTATTACATGTACCAACGAGATCGGTGTGCACGTGGCGGGAAGTTGATTAATGTGTACCAGGAGATCTTTGGAGAGCCTTTTGAGAATGCCCACAACGCTCTCGCCGATGCCCGTGCATGTGGGAGAATATATCCGACTCTCCTGGGACGCCTCCGGATACCGGGAAAAATACCGGTCAACAAAGTCGTTATTAATGCGAGCGACGTTGCGACAGCTATATTGTGCGGTTTGGGTGACCCCCACGAACTTGTCCGAAAGTTGTGGGACAAGCATTTACCTGGTACTTGTCCGGAAAAGACGGAGAAACAATCTTTTGATTATGCGACTGTTTCGAAGCCGGAAGTTCGTCGTGTTTTGACTTTGGTTCAGACTTCGAATGCGAGTATTCAAGAAAAAATGCAGTTAGTTTCAGAAACCATGGAAATTCACGCGGTTCAAGACTCGAGGGCAAAATCGTATGCAACTCGTGTAATCACTATGACTCACGCTCGACACAAGTGTGACCCAGTGAAATCATCATTTTATCGATACCCGGTGTGTACTATTTTGGGCACGAAATATGAGATCTTGGGTTCACCGGGTCACGTTTTAAATGGGCAACTAGTGGTAATTAAGAACAGAACGAAAAAACTCTTCGAGTCTCCGAGAGAATATGAGGAAATTCAGTGTCAAATTTACATGAACATGGTAAATGTTGACTCGTGTAAGCTGATCGAACGATTCAACAATGAGGAAAGGTGGGATATCATCCAGCGTTGTCCGGAACGATGGGACTTCATTTTGACTCGGTTGGCACATTTTGCAGAATATTTCCAGCATGAGGTTTCTTCAGCCTTAAAAGTCTAGATGTATGTAATACTATGTTGTTAGAGTATTTGCGAATAATTGTTCGTTATCCGGTTGCGGTTTTTTACGTCGCTTCTTTGAGTAGTTATTTTGTTTCCAAGTGGTTGTATCTAGCTAATGATTGTTTATCCGTGTGGAAATGGGGAAATTTCGTGTGCGAGATCACGGACACGCACATGCGCACTGTGAAGACTCATCTGATGTCCAAGACTTTAGGCGCACTGGCGACTGCGATGAGTTTTTTATCTTCCGGTGCATCCCATTTGGTGACACCAAATCCAACTTGAAAGATATTTTTTAAAAAAGCGCCAATCTGTCTGACGTGGAAATTCAAAAAAAGTCGATTTTGAATTTGAAATATCCGCACAACTCGCCATGGAGACCGTTCTTCAAGCCATCGACAACCTTCGCGCCGAAGTTCTGGCTACCAAAGAGGGTCTGCAAGAACTTCGTGACACTCTGAAGACGCGTAAGCGCAAGGCGCCGTCTCCGGAGGAGATTCGGTGCACTGGAATGACGGCAAAAGGCACACCGTGCACTAACCGCCGCCTTCACGGGGACGATCGGTGCAAGATGCATAGTCGCGACCGCCAGCTTTCGAAGACCAAATCTGTCACAGCGAGTGAAAACAAGGACGTTTCTACTGCCGTGTCCTGTCACACGCATCCAGCCGGCTCGTCGTCGCGTGACTGTCCTGAATGCCACTCGAACGGGGACGTCCTTCTTCCAGATCTTGTGGACTGTGATTTCCTTGATGACGATGGAGACATTGATGCTCGACTCCAGGCTATGATAAACGAGGTCACATCTACAGATGCCTAAGCAAGAAATGGTACACTAGAATGAGCGCGTTACCTGATGTCGCGACGACTCGAACAACCCTCTCGATCTTACTTTCGATCATACTGGTACGGTAGACAAATAAATAATGTAACTTAAAAATTCCATGCGAGCTTCATCAAATGGCGCGCAGTAATCGCCACGATTGTGACGAGGATGACGACGACTTTTTTGAAGAATATGAACAGGTCTTGAAAGACCGTGTAAAATCCCTGAAGAAACCCGAGGATGCATTCGACGCGAAGGCTTTCATAGCCCTTTCAGATCAACTTCCGAAATCCAAGTATAAGATTTACCGGGAGTTACAAAAAAAAGCTAAAGATCTGGTTCGAGACTTGGATGATGTTATGCGAGTATTTGTTGTACATGAGCTCGGTGATGAATACGGTGTCCCCGAGAAACACGACGACACTGTACTTTGTGAATTTTGTGATTTGATTCAAAGTGAGAGTGATCACTGGGAATGTCAATGTGAAAAAGAAAGGATGACGCGGTTTGCAGAAGAAATTGGATGTGTATTATAGAATTTTCCAATTTTCTTGTTAATGACCCGCAGACATCGACGCGGGCTTATGTTGACGTGTGAACGAGTTCGAAATCAGGTTCTTTGGAGCGTGGCAAAAAAGGGTGAGCAGACGTTCACGCACGTGGAAGACTCATCTAGCGTGAAACAAGCGCGTTGCACGGCGTGTAGCGACACGATCGACAAGGGCACTCGTCGGATCGCCCTTCCACGCAAAACCCAGGATCTAGGACGACCTATCAAGCTTCCCCCCTTCGTGAACAAGTGGTATCATGACACTTGTTTTTGGACGTGTCATCGCGCTGGCAAATTTAAGAAAGGATTTTTAACTTGTACTGGTTGTGATACTACATAACTTTACTGGAGAAGGTGTCGGTGACAGATGTGGCAGGTCGATGAGATCATCGAGAAAACAGTCGAATGAACAGTCGAAAGGATCTGACTCAAAATTTTCCTGTTCTGAGTCAGAATCAGAGTCGGAGTCGGAGTCGTCTATGACGATAACTTCTACGCCATTGTCGTTCTTTTCAATCGTGAAAGAAGTCGTGAAAGTTTTTTTGGCTCCAGGGGGGAAAGCCATACGCAGACCAGCGTGTTCTTCATGTACATACTTCTTCACTGGTCTCGTGAGACAGATGCCTTTTCCTGGAAAGTACGACCGTGCTTTAAAACGCATGATGCACGGTCTGTGACCCGAGTCGACGTAAGGTGTGGGAATTTGTTTTTTCGCGCTCTCCTTCGTACGATTAGGCATTATGTGCGTCGCGTTGTGTCGCCCCCAGATCGTTCCGGGCACCTTAAGGATGCCTAAAAATACACAAATTTGTGTATTTTTTTGGGACCAAAACCGGGGTCGGGTCAGAACGCGACGCCACAACTTGACGCTACCATGAGTAACATCTGCATGAAACGAACTAGAACAGGGGACGAGACGTTTGTCAAGATCAGATATATCCGACGATACATCTCAACACCAATCCACGAAGAATCAGACGACGAAGACAATGACACCAATGGAAAGCTCATCTGTGAACATTCGGACTCCACCTTCTACGTCCGCGTCATTCCAGACCAAGACTGGAACCCACCCGCTTACAGGTACTGCTATCTTGATCATATAAAGCAAACGGGCGAAATTTCAATGCAAATCTACGCTGACCTCGAAATTACCGGTTACAAAGAACTTACTCGCCGTGGTGACGGCGATAGGGACGTCTGCATTTGGTTTATCGTAAAACTTTAGGTTTGAAACATACTAAAGCCCACTTTACGTCTGATTTTGCCTAGCTTGCTCCGCGCCCATACTTAAGCCCCCCAAACCCTATGTAATCCTAAACCCTACCCTAACCCTTGGTCACCGGAAAATCCCCAGGCCACCCAAAACC